GTATGGGGGTAAAAACGAATAATACATAATGTAATAGAGATAAAAAGGCCGAAAACCAGCATGAATAAAGGAAAAGGCCGATTCCTGTAAAAAGCCCTGTAAAAATAGAAAAGTACAAAAATGATATTTAACTACCATTGCAGTGACATTGTGAAGCGGCAAAAGGGGCTATATAAGGCCCAAATATACCATAGCGGGCACACAACAGTACTATAACACCAAAACAACGCCACACAAGGGTATAGAGTGAAAATCTACGAACTAAAAGTGAAGATTAAGCCCCTGCTGCGACCCCACCCCGACCAACACCCCAAAAATATGCACAAAACGAAATATACAAGTTGGGCTTACAGTTGGGCTTACAGTTGGGCTTACAAAAGTTCAATTTAAGGGGTATATGAATGACAAAAAACACGGTTTTTTGAATGTATTTAGTGATTTTTAGTAAAAAAACGACCATTTAAACGCTTTTTTGAGAGTATTGTTTTTGACATAATTCTAACAATGATGCGGGTTTGAAGCCTACTAAGGTGTGAAAAAAGGGAGATTCTGGTGTACTTTTCGATTTATTTTACCCTAAAAATGGTTAGGTTGGGGTTAGAAAGTCGGTGATAAAGTTGACGTCTGGCTCGGTGAGTTCGTCTTTACGCTCGACGGTGAGTTTGGCATCGGAAAGGGTTATATCTTTTGTGGTGCCGCGTCCGGCTGTGGTTGTGCTTTCGTCGGTAAGGACGGTGCCGAATTGTAAGATGGTGACTATATAGTTCTTGTGCTCTACATCTTCCTCGTCATTAACTGGTTGCAGGCTGGTGAAGTGTGTACCACTTAATCCTGTTAAGGCCTGCATAACATCTTCCATAAAATCGAAATAGGCAATTGCGGATTCCTGATCTTGTGACCCTTCGAAGCTGTCGGCGTAATTCTCGTAGCACACGCGGAAGCGAATGGTTTGCTGAGCCTGCACAAGGCCGCCGCTTATGTGCTGGCGGGGTGCGTTGCCGAAACTTATAAATATGGCAGGCATAGGGAAAACAGGGCCGCTACCGGGGCCAACCCCTTCTATCTGGCCAAAATCTTTATCGAGATACATGATGCCAGGCACTTCGCGAAGTGCGGCGATTAGTTCGAGGTATGTTGTTTTTTTGACGCTCATAACTGGTTGATAGGTTTATGGGTTGATAAGTTGATAGATTTACAGGGTGCGAATAAATTTGGTGATGTATCGGTCTATTTTGCCCATTAACTCTATACTATGGTACATGAATGGGCGTGGTGGCATAGTGAAATGTGTTTTCTTTGTGAGGGCGAGGTTTCGCCATATCTGTGCTGTCTGGCTCAGTTTAAGGTTTGCGGCTGATTTGCTGAGGGAACCCTTTTTTGTGCGGGTCATCCCTTTGGTTGCCTGGTAGTACATGGCCCAGAAGAAACGCCGCATTTTAGGGGTTATGGGTATTTGCCCCCCTTCATTGTGTATCTCGGAATAAGGTTCGTTGCTTTTTATATGGGCTACATTGCCGACAACTGAGCGACGAACACTGTCTCTCAATCTGCCGCGTTTGATGAGTATAGCCCGTTTGGGCCCCGGAAACTCAAAGGCCCGCTGCTTCCAAGGGTGCAGGCCGCCATTGAGGGAGCCATGCAGGGCAAAGCTGCGACGGAAGAACTGCTCGGCTACATAGCTGATGTCTTCGGCGGCACGGGGCAGGCCCCGTTGGAAGTTGATTCGCACTTCGGCGAGTTTGTGGGCTTCGTTATTCATTTAGACGCTTTTACACCCCCCTTAATCTCCCCTAAAAAGGGGGGAAACAAAGGGGATGACAAATTATAATGCTGCCTCGAAATCGAGGACGGCACGGTTTAGTTGGTCTTGCAGGGTGCGGGCTACCTGTATGCCAGCTTCTTTGATGGTGGTAGTGGTTACTTCTATTTTATTGTTTACCACTACGGATATGTTGCGGACAGAGCGACCGGCGGATACAGTGACTGGTTCGGTGTCAGTACCAGACCCAGACCCTGATCCACCCTCATCTGCTCTTTTGACAAACTTTTTGGCGATTGAATCATAATATCGCCCTTTTGAGTCGGCGACGTTAAATTCATCGAATGTTACGTTTCTACTGGCTTTTGATGCCGCTTTCTTCTGGGCGTCAGTCAATAGCATATTGTCAGGTCGGACGTGGCCAAAATCTTTCCCATACTCCATCGCCTTGTCCATCGCTTTGGTGTCGAGGGTTGTGATGGCTTTTATCCAAAAACCAATTGCTTTTAGATCAACGAGCATTGATTTGAAATACTTAGTCCATTGTTCGGGTGTATGACTGATTAACTCCCAAGCGATACCGAGTATGGCAATTCGTTTGGCCACAAGCCCAATTGATGATAGGGCAAAGGATTTCCACAGGGCTATGCCTTTGGTTTGCGATAACATACTAACGGCGGATATTCTGCTCATTGTTGTGTAAATGGGCCCGATTGTTCGCAGGGTGCCTGCCCATAGCATTGACACAATGTTGAGGGCTTTGGTGCGAAGCCAGAGCAGAGCCAGGACACCAACGATGCGGTTGATGGTATCGAAATGACGCTCGTAAAAATTGGTAAAGCGTTCGAGGAGTGGCATCAAACGCTCGACGATGCCGAGCAGCTTTAGTTTTACCTCTAAAAATTTAAGATACACGGGTGCTGCCTTCTCACCTATCTCGGCAGTTTTGCGGATGATTGCGTTGTTTGATTCGGTCATTTTTGCCTGCACGGCCTGAAGAGCGGCGGGTATTTTGTCTTTATAATACTCTTCGAGGTATGCTGCAAACTTGGGTACAAAGTCGGCAGACTTGATGTTGCCGAGTTCCATTTGTTTGGAGAATTGTTTCTGGGTCATACCCATAGCGGCGGCGGCCCTCTGGAAGACACCGGGCAGGGCGTTACCCAACTGAAGGCGAAGCTCCTGAGACATGACTGTTCCTTTGGAGAGCATTTGCTCCAGAGATAAAAAGATATTTCCCATTACGGGGTCTAATTTGAGGGCACGACCGGCGGTAGAAATGCCGCGAAAGATGTCTATGGTCTTTTGCCCTTCGAGGTTGGTTCCTTGTGTGGCGGCTGCCATACGGGTATAGCCTTCGGTTGTTTCTATGATGGGTAGTTTCAACCTTGTTATAATATCGTTTAAACTGCGGTTTGCCTGTACATAACCGGATGTTGTGGAGTGGACGGTTTTGAGCCGCACGTCGAGGGCTTCGAGTTGGGCGAAAGTGTCGGTGCTGCTTTTGATAAAAGCGGCGGCCTGGTAAGCCCCAAAGACCCCGGCGACGCGGGTGCTTAGTCCGGCGAACATGCTATCGAGCCGGGCGGTTTGGGCCTGTGCTCTGGTGATGTTTCGGGTGAAGCTCCGGTCGTGCAGGTTTATGTAGTAATCGAGTCCGCGTATCATGGTTTATGGGTTGATGGGTACGAGTTGAAAACTCGCACCAGCATTATAGATGCTTCCTTCGTCAGCATGACAAAGTATGTATTTATTGTGGTTGGTTGTTCCATAGTCGTTCTATTTCTTTTTTAAGTGTTGGGGACATATTTTTGAAATATGGGTGTTCGGGTGGAAAGGCATAGTTTGTTTTGCCCCAATTGACGGCGAAGCCGGGATCGGGTTTAGGCAATTTGGAAAGAGATGCTGAATCAAGTTCAGCATGACCCGCCGCACGTTCGAAATCGGAGGTGACCCAGCAACGGCAGTTGTAGCCATTGGGCGGGTAGCGGGTGTTCCAAAAGGGGTTTGACGACAACAGGTTGATGCCTGACCAAGCGGCGTGTTGTGGCCGTACCCGGTCGTCGCCTGCGGTGTGGTAGGTTAGGTATTTGCTGGCATTGGGAAATCGCTCGATGTCGGCCCAATTTTGCCATGCCTGGGCTACCTGCCTGACGTGCTCGGCTTCTACTTCCTGAAATTGGCGGTAGTATAGTTTATGGAGGGCTTTTTCTTCGGCTACCTGCTGGAGGCCCTGAAACGAGTTTAGGGTGACTAAAGCGGTTTTGATGTAGTTGGCGTTTTTGGCGGCGGCGAAGGTGAAGAGGTTTTGTTTGAGTGACACCCCCCTGCCCCCCTCAATAAGTGGGGATTTGCCATCGTTGGTGAAGGTGTCGAGCAGGCGGTGGTATGTTAGCTGGACGGTGAGAAGGTGCAACCCCCCTCGGCCCCCCTCAATAAGGGGGGAATTGGCCTTGCTTAGTTGCTTGATAAACTCGGACAGGCTGTTGTTTTGCCGGAGTATTTTTGTGTACTCGGCTTCTGCCCAGGGGGAGTTGACTATATCGTTGCAAATTTGGCACATTGTTAATTGCGGTGCTTGTTGAAGTATAAGTCCATTAATAACGAGGGTGCAGGCCCTGAAACAAGTTCAGGGTGACGGCCATCGCTCCCGGAAGCGGTTGGTTTGCGGGGTGCGGTGGAGGGCTCTTGTGTTGGTTTTTTGGCTTTACCCCCTTTATCTTTCTTCCCTTCGGCTCCGCTCAGGGAACTACCACCCTGACTACCGGGGGTGACACCTTTTTTGACGGCCATTTCTTCGGCGGTCATTTCGCCGAGTATGTTGACGCCGAGGTCGGCACTGATCTGCTGGCTGTCGAGTTTGTAACCCATTGCCTGAAGGCTTTGGTATATGACCATTTTCTCGACTGGATCGCCCCAATCTACATCTTCCCAATCGAAGAGGTTGTCATCGGGTATTGGATAGCCATGAGCACGGAGGCGGGGAAGCAACTCGTCGTTGACGAGGTTTAGGATAAATTTCTTGTCGTCTTCTTCTACTTCGTCCTGCTCTTCGAGGATTGCCCGCTGCTTGCCGTAGGTGCCGCTGCTTTCGGAGACGTTGCGGACGCCCATGAGAAGGACTTCGAGTTCTTCGTTGGCGGCTTTGCGTTTCATGTTAAAAACGTTGAAGCTGTCGGTTTGGGAGTTGGCGGTTATTTCGAGTTCGGCTTCGGGCGGAAACATGGCATAAGACGCTGATCCCATAGATTTGAGCCAACCGGCAACTTCGGCCCGCACTTTGGGGTCGCCGCTGGCTACTTTGGCGACGCGGATCGGGATTCCGAATATTTCTTCGAATTCGTCCCAGCTTTGCCAGGAGTGTTTTTTGAGGATATAGAGCGGTGCTGCCTGATTGAGCAGGCCGAGATTGTCGGTGTCGCCGACGGGGATCATGTATTGCAGATATGGGGCCTGTGTATAGTCTATGCCGTCTTTTTCTTCGTCCTGCTCTTGTTTGATCCATTTGTTTGCCCAAGGCAAAACGTGTTTGCGATAGACGGTTTCGATGGATTTGAAGCGGCGGGTTGCAGCATCAAACTCATTGAGATAGATGAGGCTGTGGCCATAGAAGCGGCTGTCGAGGGCTGACTTGATGAAGTCGGTGAACCATTTGGTTCGGATGAGTTGGGTTGCTTCTTTGTTTTCGTCGCCGTCGGCGTTGACAATACGATAAGGCTTGTTGGCTACTTTGAGCTTGCGTTTGTTCTCGATGATGCCGTGTATGTAGCCGTCGAGCATGATGTCGTCATACAGATCGTACAGCGTGGTGCGGCGTGGCCGCCAGATGTTTTCGGCTTCCATTCGTGCGGTCTTCCATGTGAGTATTTCTTTATTATACTGACTGTGCTGGTTACGCACGATGGCTGAGAAGACGCCTACGGGGTCTTTTTTGAATTTTCGGTATAGGTCGGCTGATTGTTTGTCTTCTGCCGATGGTTCGTATGTTCTTCCTATGCGTGTGTTTACCATTTGGTTGTTGCTTTAGTGTCGGGTGAGAAGGTGTATGTGCCAGAAGTTGCTTCTACATCGTCGGTGACGAGTAGTGGCAGATCGGGGGTGATGGTTTCTTTTTGAATCTCGCGGAGGCATTTCATTGCATCGTCGTAGCGATTCTGCCGAAGCTGTGGTATGTTTTGCGGAGCCAGATTGCTGTGGATGTTATAGACACAAATGTCTATGACCCAAAGGAGCAGGGCTTTGTTTCGCGGATCACTCAACGTCCATTGGTCGGTGTCGGTGAGTTGGGCCGGATTGGCTTCGTCAACCAGGGCTTTGTAGATATTGTCGTTGGCATCGTGGCAATAGTCGTTTTCTACGATGGGGGTTGATAGGTTGATAAGTTGAAGGGTTGAGGGGATGTCGGCGAATATTTTGGCGACGTCGTACCTCTGGCGTAGATAGCCGGAGGCTATTTCTATGGCGGTGACTTCGGCTGCATTCAGCGTATAGTCATTATTGCCCTGCACCATCTGGCGGACTTCTGCCCGGATGATGTGATCGTAGTCGCGTTTAAGGATGTAGCTCATTTGGTTGATAGGTTTATAAGTTGATAGGTTGATAGGTTCATTGTTTTTTGCGTTCGTTTCTAATCCTGTACAGGGTGAATATCATTGTGAGACCAAGGAGTATTATGGTCATTCCGTCTTTGAGATTTCCTATATAGTCGAGCATGATTACGCTCAGGTTTAATCCCCATGTCTTCAGGATGGATAGGTGCATGTTTAGATTCATAGTTTAGTACATTGATTTGTGGTCTTTGACACCGATGAGGGGTTTGAATTGGTGGGATGGCATGTGCATGTCGAGATAATGCCATGCTCCTTCGTCGGCATCGGGGGCATCGTCGGGGCTTTTGTAGCCGGGTTCGATACCTTTGAGTTGTTCGTTGCCTGCCTGCATGTCGGGGTCGTGAATGAGTTCCTGATCGAAAAAGACGTTTCCGAGGGAATACTGTGGTTCCATTTTGACGATGCGGACATACTTGTTTTCTTTGTCACGCTTGTCAACTATGACTCGAAGGTTGTGTCCGGTTTGGCTTCGAACTGCTTCGAGGGCGTCGCGGATTGGCCGGTTGAAAAATTGCTCTTCGACATACCAGATGATTCCGGTGCCGGGTGGCAGGGATTTCTCGTATTGGATCATCCAATGGAAGCAGGTTGTTAATTCTGTTCGGCGGACGAAGCTGCCGAGGCAGTGGCGTTCATTTCCGGTGAGGCCCCATACGCGGATTGCTTTGAAGTCGGACGTGACTTTGTTTTCGAAAGAAGGGTCGAAATACCCGATGATGACATTGTAGAAATGCCATTTGCGACGGGGCTTGAACCGGATAAGGTCGTCGGTGAAAATGCTGCCTTCGATGGTGCAGTTGTGATAGAATTCGCGGTCGGAGACGATGCGACCTGCTTTGATTATTTTGCGTTCGAGTTCGCCGATGGTGTACCGCTCTTTCCATGCGGGTGTGCCTCCTTCGGCGATGGTGGCTTTGATTCCGTGACGGCTTTCGGTGGCGAACACTTTGGAGTGATAGATGCCGGGCCGCTTGGGTTGTGTGGGTTTGGTGTCGCCGACGATATTGGCGAGCACCGAGTTGTGATGGATACGGTTGCCAGCTACAACCATGCGGGCTCCTTTGATGGATAGGGCAAAGTAGAGGGCCCCGAATATACGCTCGATGATTTCTTTTACGCGGCGTGGATTCTGTACGATTATGTCGTCGTCTATATCGTCTATGACGGCATAGTTTGGTCGTTTCTCGTTTTTACGAGCACCACGGGGAGACTGATCTCGCCCTATGCCGAGGAACCGGATGCCTGATTTGGTTGTAAAATCTCCTTCGACCCATGAGCCGGAGTTGTACTGATCGCCAAAGTCGGCTCCAAAAAGGTTGTTGAACTGAAGCTGTGCCTGTACGTCGGCAAGGAGGTTTTTGGCGTCATCGCCATTTTTGCCCATGAGGATCATGCCTGTCATTTCTTTTTTGGCGATGAGCCAGAGTGGTATGATGATATTGGCATGGACGGATTTGGCATGTTCGCGGGGCCATTCGAGGACGGCAAGGATGTTTGGGTCTTTGGCGATGGCGTTGGCGGCTTCTATATGGAAGTAGCCACAGTCGGCATCGGCATAGAGGGGGAAGTAGGTTTTGACGAAGTAGTTGTATTCTTTGAGGGCCCGGACGATTCGCAGGCGTTTTGTTTCGGGCAACTCGTTTGGGGCTATGCCGGTGCTGTTCTGCACTTGTTCGCAGAAGGCTTGCCATTCCCGTATGTCTCGCAGCTTGATATCAGCCATAGGATGCAATCTTTAAGTCCACAAACTGCTGCTGATAGATGTTGTTTTGCTTGGCGAATTCGGGGTCTTGATCCCACAAGAAGGTGGTGAATTCTTTGAAGACGGACATGGCCTGGGAAATGGTGGTCTTTTTGTCTAAGAGCTTTTCGAGGGTGTTGGCCAGTTTGATGAGCTTGTCGGCATCGGGGTTTCCGGTTTCGGATATTTCGTGCATCCGCTTGTAGATGTTGAGGATGATTTTGCCGGGTGTTAGTTTGAGGGCTGACTTCTGTTCTTCCCAGAGGCCGTCGCGTTTGTATTTGGTGAAGGTGCGTTCTGTCCACCCGATGAGGGCACATATTTCTTTCTGGCTCTTATCGGTGTTGATGAAGAGGTCGTAGGCTATTTCGGATTTGGCCTTGTTGTCGGCTTTTTCGCGGTTTGGTTTTCTCATCGGTTGATGGGTTGATAGGTTGAAGGGTTGATAGGTTTATCACTTCGACTTCGCTCAGTGGCCCGTCCTTTCTAATACAAAGATGGGGCGTGCGGGTACATTATATAGGGGCGGGATTTAAGGAATCAGCGGGGAAGGTTATTGTTTCACATTTTGAGGTGAAACGTTAAACAAAACATTTGGGAGCGGGCACAAATAGGTAAATCTTTGTGAAAGAATTGGGGCCTAACCACCCCTGCCCCTCCTAAAACAGGAGGGGAGTTTTTACAGCGTATATGACAGTTATAAAGCCATTTTACCATGTGAATCTGCTGGCGGGCAAGCCGGAGATAAAGCTGTATGGTCATATAGATACTACGGAGAAGGGTACGGACTGGAAGCGGTTTGAGGAGGCCCTTACTAATCTAACATCTAAGAAAGCCCCACTGACTATAAAGATGAACTGCTACGGCGGGTCAATCTTTGAGGGTCTTGCTATGTATGATGGTATAAGGGATAGCGAGTCTGAGGTTACGGGTTTGGTAGAGGGAGTGGCTGCGAGTATGGGTTTATGGCTGTTTCTGGCCTGCGACATTAGAAAGATGACCAAGCACAGCCGGGTAATGATTCACAGGGCTAAAGGTGTTGTCGGCGGAGAGAGTGAAGCTATAAGAGCTTATGCCGATATGATGGATGCGGAGGGTGAACGCCTGACGGCCATATTGATAGAAAGAACCGGACAAAGTGCCGAGATTGTTGCCACCTGGCTGAAGCCTGGGGTTGACAAATGGCTTACCGCCAAGGAGTGTCGGGATATGGGTATCTGCCATGAAATAATTGAAGGCCCGAAGGTTAGCCTTCCGGCTGCGATGTTTAAGCATCCAGATGCGGAGAAGCTTGTAGATGCTTTTGCCGCTGTTCTAAATACTGAAAACGAAGAAAGCGATATTATGAAAAACACATTGAAAGCCGGATTGGGTACGCTGGTGCCTACACTGATGCTGTTGAAGGACGATGCTCCTGAGATGGACTATGTAAAGGAGGTGACTGCTGCCCTGACTGAAAAGGACAATAAGATCACAGAGTTGCAGGCGAAGCTGGATACCCAGATGGGTGACAGTATAGAAGCTGCCCTGGACACAGCACAAGCTGAAGGCAAATTTGTAGCGGAGCAACGCCCGGCTTGGAAGAAGTTGCTGACGGCAGATTTTGGAAGTGGCATTGCTGCGTTGAATGCGATGGGCAAGAGGGTTGACCCGAATGCGGTGATTAAAGGGGCACAGGCCGGGGCTTCGGGAGCCTCAGCCACCGACCGGAAGGATTGGAATTTCACGAGGTGGAGCAAGGAAGACCCTAATGGGTTGATGAAGATGAAGCATGAGAATGCAGAAGGGTTTAATGCTTTGATGAAGGAGGAGCACGGGGTTGAGTACACGGGGCTGTAGCATCCCCCTTTATCCCCCTCAAAAAAAGGGGGGAACCAATAATGGTGACAAAAAGTTAAAAGTAAAAAACGAAAAGTTAAAAGTTGATAAAGAGATGAAAAGCAAGAGAATTTTGACATTGATTACGGGGCTGCTGATGGCATGTTTCGGGGCTGTGGTGCTGCTCGGTGCGGTGGACTACGGCTATGGGCTGGATGGCAATCTGGTGAAGTTTTGGCCGGTGGCACCTGCTATATTTTGCCTGGCACAATTGGTTCCAGACCAGTATGCCTTTTTTCTGCCGAAGGGTAGTCTGTATGCAGATGCAGCGGTGGCGACATTGTTTGCCAAGACACTGGAGGAGAAGGTGTTTCCGACTAACGAATTCTATACACAGAGCCAGGACGATACGGCCTTTGTGCAACAGAGTGGTGACGGGGAGAAGGTTGTTTATGGTGTGAGCGGTGATAATCCGGGGACGGCGATAAACAGAACGCTGCTGCCTGCGACCATTATCAGACGTGTGGACGACAGCAATGAATACCCGCTGAAGGAATTCACAACCGATCCGAGTTTGATAACGATTACAGAGGAGAGCATTGTGCATTATGCCAAGAGAGCGAGTATGCTGAGAAATCATGCGGAAACGTTGAACACCTTGATTGCGGATTACTTCGCCAATTTGTGGCTGCCTGACGGTGCCGCTAACATTGTGCGGACGAGTGGATCAACAACGAGAACGGCGAGTGCTCCAAGTGCTACAGGCACAAGAAAGCGATTGGTGAAAGCTGATTTGATTTCTGCTCTTGAAAAACTGAACAGAATGGATGCTCCGATGGATGGCAGAAACATGTTGATTCCTGCTGAATTTCTGAGTGACTTGTTGACGATTGACGATTTCATACATGCTGACAAGATTGGCAGTGGTAGTGCGTTGGTGACTGGAAGCATTGGTAAGCTGTTGGGGATAAACATCTTTGTGAGAAGCAATGTGGGTATTTATGACGACACGGCAACTCCTGTGAAAAAGGCGTTGGGTGCGGCTGGTGCAGCTACTGACCATTTGGCGGCTCTTGTATGGGTTGACAAGTGGGTGACCAGGGCGAAAGGAAGCACCTTCTTTTTGCTGGATGAGAAGAAGCCGGAGTACTATGGCGACATATTCTCTACGCTGGTGAGAGCCGGAGGAAAGACCCGCAAAGACCTGAAAGGGGTGATTGCGATTGTTGAGACTGACTAACACTTCGACTTCGCTCAGTGACCGAAGCTTGGTTACCGAAGTCGAGTGAACGATAAAACCTGCCGCAAGAGCCCGTATTCCGAAAGGATGCGGGCACGGGGCGGTGAAGACAAGGTGTGGTTGGTGAAAACACACAACCACAGGAAACTAAAAGTGAAGATTATGAGTCCAGAAGCATACGCGAAAGTAAAGAAGGCATTTGAGAGCAACCCGGAGGTGAATCAGTTTGTGGTGACGAGTGACGGGCAGTGTTTTACGCACGGCAATACGGCGGCAAATCATGCGGGAAGTTTGAAGGATACCAGTATGGAGACGGTGCATCGGAGCCACTTTGAAAAAGAGGTTCCAGTGGTGGTTGGTGAGTCTTCGACCGGCTCAGACACCGAGGGCACAGGTGGGGAGACAAAGCCGGTTTATTCGGCGGCGGCGGAGAAGGAACTGATTGCGTCGGTGAATGCTGCGGAGACGGTGGAGGCTGTTGATCAGTTGACTGAAGGCATTACCTGGAAGAAGGTGTTGAAGGCGGCGGAGAAAAGGAAAGCGGAGTTGGTGGGTTAATAACCACCCCTGCCCCTCCTTAAAAGAAGGAGGGGAGTTATAAGTTAAAAACTAAGAGTTAAGAATATGAGCAATCCAAAATGGCCCTACGGCCCAGCAAGTGCGATAGTTGTTACCCCGGCAGCGGGTGTAGGTGCAGCTACGATTACAAACAACATGACGTTTTTGTCGTTTGCGGCTGCTTTGGCGGCTGATACGACGCTGAACCTGACGATAGATGCGGAGCTTGAAGCCGGTGCGAAACTGGTGGTGAAGGCTTTGTGTGATGGTACGGAGCGTGATGTGATTCCGGGTACGGGTATGGACGGCCCAACGATAGTTTTGGTTGTGAGTAAGACGAAGGTTGCGACCTATACGTTTGACGGCACCAACTTCGTGATGGATGCACTGGCGGTGCAGATTGACTAACTTCGACTTCGCTCAGTTACCGACAGGATGACGGCGTGGTGGAGGAAGTTGGTGGTAGATACGCTGACGGGGCCGAACAATAAGTGGAGCCGGAAGAGTATCACCTGGTTGATAGGGACGGTGCTGTTTTGTCTGGAGGTGATTTTTCACCTGATGACGGGCAGGGAGGTTCAGGTTGATCTGATATACGCCACAGTTGCTTTGATACTGGGGATTGGGGTGATGAGTGTGGTGGATAAAATGAAGAATGGCACTTCGACTTCGCTCAGTGACCGAGGCTCGAATGAAGAAGTGAAAGAATGAAAAAATGAACGGGACTAAGATCATAGGTATTGCCAAAGGGGAGATAGGATACACCGAGACACCGGCGAATTCTAACAAGACGAAATATGGCAAGTGGTTTGGTTTCGACGGGGTGGCATGGTGCGGAATGTTTGTGAGTTGGTGCTACGCTCAGGCTGGTTTTTCATTGGGAAAAATTGGTTTCACAAAAGGGTTTGCAGGTTGCCAGACGGCGGTGGCCCATTTCACGAAAACGGGTGAGTTGACGAAAAATCCAGTAGAGGGCGACATTGTTTTCTTTGACTGGAACGGCGACGGCAGATATGACCATACGGGAATATTTGTGAGAAGGCTGAGTAACAGCACGTTTGAATCTATTGAGGGAAACACCTCACTGGTGAACGACAGCAATGGCGGACAGGTAATGATCAGAACAAGGGGTTACAAGCGGTGCCTGTTTGTTCATCCAAAAATATTGAGTTAGAAAAATGAAAAGTTGGTTGGTGATATTGTGTGTGTTGATGCTGGGAACAGGGTGTAAGCTTCGGCTTCGCTCAGCTACCGAGACGGTGACCAAGGTTGAAACGATTCATACCTACACGGAGAAATATCGTGACACGACGATATACCTTCCGGGTGAAAATGTGGTGACGGGTTTGGATAGTGCGGGGTATGCGGCGATAAATGCTGCCCTTCGACAAGCTCAGGGAACGGGACGGGATACAGTGATCTTTAAAAGCTATAACAACGGCGTTGCAATGAAGTTTTACCAGGATGCTTTTGGAAGGTTGCAAGTTGAATGTGAGAAGAAGGATCAGGCGGTGCAGGCGTTGATAAAGACGATCAATGAACAGAGTGCTAAGAAAACGAAGGTTGAGGGCACGGTGATAATTAATAGAGTTCCCAATTGGTGCAGATGGTTACTGGTGTTGAGTATCCTATTTAACTTTCTGGGAGTGGTTTGGTTCGTATTAAAAGTTTTGAAGTAGGTACGAGTTGAAAACTCGCACCAGCAAATAAGGTGTAAACGAATTGATAGGTAGATGACAAGGCCAAAAATTACAATAAACAGACTACAGGGCAAGCTCGGAAGAACTGGCCCTAACACTGACAACATTATTGGTATTATTACCACAGGTGTTGCTGCGAGTGGGTTGGTGCTGGGTACTATATACAAGCTTACGGGCTTGAAGGATTTGGAAGACCTTGGGGTGACGGAGGCTTATGACACGACTAACGTGACGTTGCTGCATCACCACATCAAGATGCTGTATCACTACAACCCGAATGCGGAGGTGCACCTGATGGTGCTGGCACAAACCAACACGCTGAGTCAGTTGGTGGACATTGCCAATGTGAACAATGCGAAGAAGCTGCTGAAGGATACTGGAAGTATAAAGCTCTTGGGTGTGATACGCAATCCGGTGAGTGGATATACTCCTACGCTGACGACCGGATACGATGCCGATGTGTTGACGGCTATAACCAAAGCTCAGGCATTGGTAGAGGAGGAAGCTGGCGAGGCCAGATATACGACTGTGGTGGTAGAGGGCCGAAGCTTTAACGGCACGGTGGCGAGTTCGCTCGATCTGAGAGCTCAGGACAGCGAAGGGGTAAGTGTGGTTGGATTTGCTGATCTGGACATCAGCGATAACAATGTGTTGTTTAACGGATATGCGGCTGTTGGGGCTTATCTGGGCCTTATAAGTAAGGCGGCGGTGAGTCAAAATCCGGGTGAGTTGATTGAGGATTTTAACCTGAAGGATAATGCGAAGGGCTATTTTCAAAGGGTTGGCCTGAGCAGTAACCTGGCACTGACGACTTACACGGATGCGAACCTGACATCATTGGATGCGAAGGGGTTGATATTCGCGGAGCAACCTGCTGGGATGGATGGAGTTTGGATAACGGATGCCCACAGTGCGACGCTGATAACGAGCGACTATGCTTATGCGGAGAATAACCGGACGATCAATAAAATGATAAGTCTGGCACGGGCGGCGGTGTTGCCGAAGGTGAAAAGCCGATTGACTGTTGACGAGGCTACGGGCTACCTGAGCCAAGGAGATAAGGCGATGATGGAAGCGTTGGTGGAGGATGCTCTGGAGAGTATGAAAACTGATGGTGATCTGAGCGGCGGGATAAGCTGCTATATCAATGAGAAGGTGAACTTGCTGGCGGGTGCTACGCTGAATGTGGAGATAACGGCTATTCCGATGAGTATTGGAAGGTTGATAACTGTGAATGTAGGGTTTAATAATCCGCAGGGATAACGGTACGAGTTAAAAACTCGCACCAGCAGATGCTTCGTGCCTCAGCATGACAAAAGGGGTGCAGAGTGAGGCCCTGACCTGCGTCAGGGTGACAACAAGGTAAAAAAGAATTGATGCTATGGATGTAGTAATAAATCAGGAGCGGTTCAGTGCAGCGGATGTGACGATTTCGATGCTGGGAAGGATAGTGTTGGGTGTGGCGAAGATTGACTGGAAGGAAAGCCAGACGGTGGAGCCTGTTTATGTGACGGGCAACAGGGAGAGTGTGGGCCACACGGTAAGTAAGAGGGGTTACAGCGGAAGTGTGGAGTTGCTGAATGAGGAGTTTCAGGGACTGAAGCTGGCGGGTGGCGGCAGTGTGCTGAAGCTGGCTGCTTTTCCGATAACGATTGTGAAGAACAAGAACGGGATCATTATAAAGGAGACGCTGACGGGTGTGAAGTTTACGAATGCTGATAACTCGGCGGACGGCGGAAGCTCAGGGGCGTTGATGACTCAGTTGCAGTTTTGGTGCAGTGAGGTGAAATAACCACCCCTGCCCCTCCTTAAAACAAGGAGGGGAGTTAAAAAGTTAAGAACTAAAAGTTAAGAGTAATGGCTGAAGCTAATAAAAAAGTGGTGGTTGGTGAAAACACACAACCACAGGACTGGACACCGACGATGACTGGTGAGGTTAGTGCTGATCAGATTGCGGCATGGAAGAAGGAACACGGGTTGAAAAGCCTGAAGACTATTGTGCTGGATGCACCGGAGGGGCCTTGCATTTGCTACCTGAAGCCGCCTGATAAGAGCATCAAGAGTAAGGCGATGCAATTTTACGGTGAGAAGAAGGTGGTAGAGACCGGCGAGTTCATCATACAAAACTGCTGGCTGGGCGGCGACCCAAGGATGAAGGGTACGGATGAAAGCCTGACTGAGAGTGCTGCGGTGATAGCCAACGATTTTGTTGACTTTATACCCGGCAAGACGGGGGAGGTTTAGAGGTCTTCCCGATAAGCCGGGAGGCTGGGAAAGACCTGATAAGAAAGATTGACGGGCTGCTGAGCTTTCATTTTAACATTCCGTTCCCGGAGGATTTGCCGGAGGATGTTTGGATGAACAAGTGGGAGCAGTTGAAATGGGTGCTGGAGTTTGAGTCGAGAAGACATGCGGGTGATGGTAATGGAGGGATAGGTGTTTGACACCCCCCTTAATCCCCTCTCGAAAAGGGGGGAACTAAAAAAGAGAAGAATGATAATAGATGGCACTGGTTAAGTTTAATTATCCTGACGCATTTAAAGAGGTATTTGGTATTAGTAGCCGGATACCTCTTTTTGTTCCGCAGGCCCTGAAACGAGTTCAGGGTGACGGCGGCCAATTGCCGAGTTTCCCGGAGGGGAGAGCGGAGGATGATAACCGGGTGAGCAGCCCTGACAGGATTGCCCAGGGTGGGGTGATAGTGCCGGACAGGTTGCGGTTCGGTTCGGGGGCCTCACCGACCGGGATATACAGGATGCCGATTGAGACGGTGGCGGAGTATCACAGGGCGAAGAATATTGTGAAGACTCCTATGCGGGGCCTGAATAATACGGTGAAGGAATACATCAGTCTGGATGACTGGAACATTGTGCTGCGGGGTTTCATTATCAACTATGAATCGGTGGATTATCCGCTGGAGGAGCAGGTGGCGATGAATGACTTCTTTGAGATTAACAAGGCGTTGGAGGTGACGAGTGAATGGATGAGCAGCCTGGGGATTGACTATGTGGTGACGACTGACATCAGGTTTCCGCCGATGGAGGGCCACAGTAATGTTTGTCCGTTTGAGATAACGATGCTGAGTGATAGTCCGGTGGAGTATGAGTTGTTGGTGATATGATTTACGAGGTACGAATTACGAATTACGATTTGGTACGAGTTGCAAACTCGCACCAGCGAAATGGGTACGAGTTACAAACTCGCACCAGCAAATAATATGTTAGAACTGAGTTCATATATAGAGATTGAAACGGCGGGTGGTCTGATAAAGATGCCGCATGTGCATGATGTGCATATAGAACGGGACTGGAAGCAAATGACGGCTACTGCGGTGCTAAAGTTTGGGAAGCGAATTGTGGTGAAGGGTGCTGATATGAGCAAGACGCCGCTGAGTAAGGTGGTGAAGGGTGGTGATAAGGTGCTTGTGCGGTTGGGTTACACTTCGACTTCGCTCAGTGACCAACTACCGATTGAGTTTACGGGGTATGTGGTAAGGGTGAATCCGAAGGTGCCGATGGAGATTGAGTGTGAGGATGAGATGTATGTGTTGAAACGCCGGAGGGTTAGCCCGAAGGTGATAACGGGTAAGCTGAGTGATGTGATAGCATACATTGCCCCGGACTATGAGACGGATGTGCTGGATACGCAATTGGGGGCGGCTTTTATTATAGCTGCCGACCAACCGACGGCGGCACATGTGCTGGATGTGGTGGAGCAGGTGTATGGGTTGAAAAGCTGGTTTGCGTTGGATGGAACGGGAGCGGTGACGCTGGTGGTTGGGAAACATTATTTGCATGAGGCGGGTACGCCGACGGTGAATCTGCGGTTGAACCGCAATGTGATTGACAACAATCTGGAGCTTACCAGGGCTGAGGATATGATTGTGGAGGTGAAGGTGAAAAGCCGACAGGCTGACGGGAAGTTTATAAGCAGCAAGTTTGAGGGTGATGCTTCGACAGGCTCAGTGACCGCATCGGTTTCTAAGAAGCTGAGTATTCCGGGATTGACGCAGGCACAGGTGGAGGCGGCAGCTAAGAAGCTTTACACGGAGACTAAGAAAGACCGATTTGAGGGTGATGTGACGACGTTTGGAATTCCGAGGGTAAGGGTGGGCCAGCGGGTTCATCTGGATACGGAGGAATATGAGATTGAGGCGGCGGAGCATTATGTTGACAGGCGGGTGATTGATTTTGGGATGGATGGATACAGGGTGAGTTTGGGTATGGGGGAGAAGGCGTCATGATTGATCTGCAAATAGATGAGAATGGTGATCCGGTGATAGTGGACGGGGACTTTGTGGCGGATGAGGCTGATGGTCAGAATCTGGAACACCTGCTGAGCCAGATACCGGGTGAGTGGGGTTTTGATCCGTTGACGGGTGTTGGGATACTGAGATTTGCGAAGCAGAGGCAGGGTATGGAACTGGCGGTGAGTGAGGTGAGAAGGCAACTGAAGGCTGATGGCTGGGAAAAGGTGAGGATTGAATATGGGGTGGATGAGTTGATGGTGGATGCGGTGAGGGTTTAGAATTACGAATTACGATTGACGAATTACGATTTTAAAATGGAGAGTATGAAAAGATTAGTGATTGTATTATTGGTGATGCTGTTTGTGCTGGGGATGGTGACCTTCGGCTTCGCTCAGGTACCGGCTCAGGACTCACAAGGTACGAGTTACAAACTCGCACCAGCGAAGGGAATTATATCTGGTGAGGAGAGCACGTTCCAACTGGGGATTGTGGCTATGCCGACGCAGGGATATGTGAAAACGATGGGTGGGGAATATACGGTGAACACGAATGGGTGGCTGCAAATGAGGGTTAGAGGAAGTTTTGCTTTGCCGAATGACCCAAGGAACAGCCAGCTTTGGTTGCAGAGTGGTTTTGGCCTTCGACTCCGCTCAGGCAACGAGGCCCTGAAACGAGTTCAGGGTGACGGCTCGCCGATGTTATGGGTGACTAACTGGAACCTGATGTGGCTTGACCTGAGAGGATACCAGACGCCGATGTGTTTATCAATTGAAGGGAAGACGCATAAAATGTGGGAGAATAGTCATGGCAGCATGGCTGTGAGGCTGGAGGTGTATTGCTACTGGTGGAATGGATACAATGACGAGGGGCAGCAAACGAGCGGGCCGTTGAATCCGGGGTTGAGGATTGTGTTGAGTCATTTGGGGAAATAGCTTCGACTTCGCTCAGCTACCGAGAGGTGCTGAAACGAGTTCAGCATGACGAAAATGGAGTTTAAAAACATAATAGTAAGTAGCGGGCAGACGGTGGAGGACATCGCTGTGATGGAATATGGGTGCCAGGAGGGTTTTATCTATATTTTGATGGATAACAACCTGGGGCCGAATTCTCTATTGTATGGCGGGCAGGTGTTGAAGATACGGACGGTGGTGCCGGAGATTACGACGAAGAATATATCTGTGGGCCGGAGGATAACGGATGCGGGGATAAGGCCCAATGCGGGTATGGAGGGGGCGGTGCCGGAGGGTGGATATGTGGAGGATGGGTATGTGGAGGATGAATACCTGGACACGGAAGACCCTGAATTCTGGGACAACAAGTTTGTGGTGCTGGAAGAAGGAAAGCTGGATGCTGGCATTCTGCAAAACAACAACAGCCTGGTGATCAGAAATACGGCGGGCGAGTTTGCCGAGGCGACCATTGCTATTAGTGAGTTGGTGGGCCGCAAGGCGACAGGCGATATAGAAGGTTTAAGTGTGGCAGAGGTGCTTGGTGTTTTAGGTTTTGCGATAGCTGATATTGATGGCCTGCAAACGGAGTTGACGGATTTGGCCGACAGGGAAACGGCGGTGGCTGTGATTCTGGATGCGGCCATAGAGGCACTGGATGATGCCCCGACAACACTGACGGTGATTGGAAAGCCGGAGGGCAAGGTGTCAAACTACACTGAAACATCGGGGCAAGATGTTGATCTGACTGTTGACGATGTGATTGTGATTGTTGACAACAGCGGCAACTTCAATGAATTCTGCAACCTGCCGACGATGGCAAGCTGCTGGGATGCGGCTAATGGCATCTCTCAGGTGATCTACATCAAGCTGCTGACGGCGAGCGGATTTTTGCACGTGAGGGCCAACCCATCGGATACAGGGGCTAAGGTGGATAACGGCACGAGCAAGCAAATGGATACAACCCATACGTCGCTGACAGTGGTGACGGATGGAACGAATTGGTGGATAATGGATATACTGTAAAACCACCCCTGCCCCTCCTTTGGAAGGAGGGGAGTTTAATTGAGTATGATAAAAAAGGATAAATGATAGTATTAAGGTCAATAAAAGGCAGCCCACTGACGGAGGCGGAACTGGATGGTAACTTTACCCATCTGGAAGACAACAAGCTGAACAAGTCTCTGTTGGCGACGAACAATGCCGTGTTTGTGAAGGACAACGCCGGAACGCTGGCCGAGGTTGCGGTAGATGCCAGTGAGTTTCTGGGCCGGAAGGCTACGGGTGGTATTGTGAGCCTGACAGTGGCGGAAGTGAAAACGATACTGGATATGCAGATAGCTGATATACCCGGATTGCAGGATGCGTTGGATGACCTGGATACGGTGATGGATGCTCTGGAAGTACAGGCTGATGATATTGATGATGACATAACTGCTCTGGCGAGCACCTATGAATACCGGGGAACGCAGGCGGCGAAGATTACCAACTACACGGTGACGAGTGGCAACGATGTGAACCTACCGGCTACGGATGTGGTGGCTCTGATAGACAATAGCGGGGATTTTGCCCAATCGGTGTATCTGCCGACGATAGCGAGTTGCTGGGATGCGGCAAACGGCATATCGAAGGTGATTATTTTGAAACTAAAGACGGGAACGACAGACCTGACGCTGCGGCCTCATACGGGAGACGGAGCGGCAAATATAGATGGCAGTGCTACGAAGGTGATGGCTAACCCATTGGGGTCGTATGCGGCATTTACGGATGGGACAGATTGGTGGACGAGGGATCAGCTATGATAGACAACCACCCCTACCCCTCCTTTCACTTCGGCTTCGCTCAGTGAACAGGAGGGGAGCTAAAAGGAGAATGAAAAATGATAACGACTGAAGTACTATACAGAGCCCAGGATTATCCGTTGCAAGTTTTTGTGACGGCGGATGATGATGTGCCAATTGATCTGAGTGATGTGGCTACGGCGAGATTCTTTATTCTCATCAATAAAATTGAGATGGAGAAATACAGTCTGGAGGCGGAGGATGGGTTTGAAGCGGCTATTGCCGGTGTAGAGGATAACGAGATTATAGTGCCGATAGAGGGTGCCCGGATGACTAACTGGCCGAAGGGTTTGATGGAATTGCGGGCGGAGATTGAGGTTAATGATACGATTTACCCGACAAGGATGGGTGTGAAGGTTTTTCAATTGGGAATTCTGGAATGAATATAACAGTAAAATTGGGTAGTAAGACGCTGGGTAGCGGCGACAGGCAGATACAAGTGGCCCCGTTGCTGATAAACAACGAGCGGACGTTTTTGCTTATATCTGACGAGGCCCCGGAGGTTGGTGATGGGTTGGATGGTTATTACTATCTGGACACTACTGGCAGCATGCCAGTGTATAAAAAGATTACGGGAGCCTGGGAAGAGCAGTTTACGCTCAAAGGGCCGCAAGGCGATCAAGGTGATCCGGGAAATGATGGTGCCGACGGTGCAACAATATTAACAGGAGCCGGAGTGCCAGACAATGGCACTGGTGCAGATGGTGATATTTATATGAGAACCAACGGTCTCTGGTATAAGAAAATAACCGGAGCCTGGGCACAACAGGGAGATTTTACAGGGCCTGCCGGAGCGGATGGTGATGATGCCTATGTTTACATAGCTTATGCCTCGGATGCGAGTGGCACAGGGTTCACGATGACTTTTGACGCAGGGCTGGACTATATTGCTATCAAAAACACGACGGTGGCCATAGGCAGTCCGGCTGTTGGAGATTTTGCCGGTCTGTGGAAGAATTACAAGGGAGCGATTGGTGCTGCCGGTGCGGATGGTAATGATGGTTCGAACGGTTCTAACGGAGCGGATGGTGCTGATGCTTATGTTTACATTGCTTATGCGAGTGATGCGAGTGGCACAGGGTTCACGATGACGTTTGATGCGAACCTTAACTACATCGCGATCAAGACAACGACGGTGGCCATTGGCAGTCCGGCTGTTGGGGATTTTGCCGGTCTGTGGAAAAATTATAAGGGGGCGACTGGTGCTGCGGGGGCGGATGGTAATGATGGGTCGAACGGTTCTAACGGCTCGGATGGTGCTGATGCCTATGTTTACATAGCGTATGCGAGTGATGCGAGTGGCACGGGTTTCACGATGACTTTTGATGCCAACCTTAACTACATCGCGATCAAGACAACGACGGTGGCTATTGGCTCTCCGGCGGTTGGAGATTTTGCCGGTCTGTGGAAGAATTACAAGGGAGCGACTGGTGCTGCCGGGGCTGCGGGAGCAGATGCTGTTTATGCGGATATAACAGAAACGAACGCAGGGACTGAAGCTAACAAAGCGGTGACGCCTGATAGTTTGGCTGGCAGCAACTTCGGGAAGGTGATAGTGGACATCGGGGTGCTGGGTATTGCTGATGCCTGGGCGGTGGGCGATGGGAAATATACCTGGTATGCTCCGGCGAAGGTTAACGGGATGAACCTGGTGGATGTGTTTGCCTCGTTAGACACGGTGAGCAGCAGTGGAATACCGACGGTGCAGATACACAACCTGCGACATGCACAGGATGTGCTGAGCACGAAGCTGACGATAGATGCCAGCGAGAAAACGAGCGGCACGGCGGCAACGGCGGCGGTGATAAATACGACGTATGACGATGTGGCTACGAATGACGGTTTCCGGATTGATATTGATGTGGCTGGCACGGGGACAAAGGGGTTGATGGTGAGGCTGGTGTTTCAGTTGCCGTAGCTTCGACTTCGCTCAGCTACCGGGGTTGATGGGTTGAAAGGTTTAAATGGTACGAGTTGAGATGCTTCGTGCCTCAGCATGACAAAAAAAGGAATAATTATGTGGGAAGTAAAATTTGAACAGACAACAGACAAGGCGGGGTTGGGAACCCTGACGGCGGTGAATGGTGATTTTGTGTATACTGAGGAAAGGGTGGACACGAGCAAGAGCCAGAGCCTTGCTGATTTTGCCGCAAGAGCAAAGGCAAAGTTTTCCAGCAAAGAGTTGGAAAAAACTGATAAAGCAAGTGTGGCAACGGTAGTAGCTAATTTATTAAATAAGTAATGAGCAATGTAAAGATTGAATATGCTGCTTCGGCGGCAGTGGCTATAACGCTGGCGAGTCTGGCGACGGACACCACCCAACTGGTGGGCCGGGAAAGCGATGTGATTGACAACACCTCGAACAAATACCTGGACTACATGCTCAGCGGCAAGATAACGGTGGGCACGAGCCCGACGGATGCCAAAGAGATAAGGGTATATGTGGCGGGTGTGCACAACGACACACCTCTGTGGCCAGATGAGATGGATGGCACGGACTCGGCGGAAACCATCACCAGTGTGGGGGTGAGAGATGCAGGGTTGAAACTGGTGGCCATAATAGCAACAAACAACACGAGTGACAGGGCCTATTATTTCGGGCCGGTGAGTGTGGCGGCGTTGTTTGGCGGGGTGGTGCCGCCAAAGTTCAGTGTGTTTGTGACGCATAATACGGGTGTGAACCTGAACAGCACGGGTGGAAATCATGTGTTGAGTGTGGTGCCGGTTTATGAGACGATTACCTAATTTACGAATTACGAATTACGAGGTGCTGAAACAAGTTCAGCATGACCAACAATGAGATACAGACCACAGGGACAGCGATATTTTGACTATGCTCAGACGGATCAACGACTGAGGTCCGGTCTTGTGGGCCATTGGATAGGTGATGGGAGTGGTCTGACATTGCGAGACCGGAGCGGATATGGGAATCATCTCTCGTTTGTTAATAGCCCAAAATGGAGTCTTGGGGCGGATAATTGCTGTCAGGCTCTGGAATATAACGGCACGGATAACTATGTCAGTGGGGTAAATAATTCTTACGTTGATTTGGGGTCTGGGAATTTCAGCATCGCCGCCCGCTTTAAATCGAACGGATCGCACATCGGAGTAATTTATGCTAAGGGTGACGATGCCTCACAGGGTGCTGTGCAACTTTATCTAAGAACCACAGACCCTTACATACGACTACTGACGCAAGATGCATCGTCCTCGTTTACAACCTCCGAAGGGGTAAATCCACACGATGGACTATGGCATGATGTGGTGGCAATCAGAATTGGTACGACATTACAGATATATCTCGACAACGTGTTGGTTTCTAACAACACGGGGCTGACTTTGAGAAATACAACAAATAATGGAACTATAAATATTGGAGCAAGAATACAATCAGGGGTGATGATCCAATCATTTTCGGGAAAGATAGAATATGTTAGGCTATTTAAAAGGGCACTGTCGCAAGCAGAGGTGTTGTTGACCTCTCAGCGATTGGTACAGCCAGTAAGAATGCGAAGATCTATGATTATAGTGAATGGGGTTTGGGTGCCGTGGGTGAGTGTTTATTAAAAGGAAATAGGTGTGGTTGGTCAGAAGACACAACCACGGGAGTGTAAACGAATTGCGAATGAAGACAACAGACGAATGTGAGGTAATAATACTGGCGGCACAAGGGGCCGAGGGAGATTTGAGCGGGTTGACATCTACCAGCAAGGTGGCATGGTGGCGGGTGATCATCAGGTTTGTGGCGTTTGGGATGAGCTACCTGACGGGGTTGTGGGATGCTAAGAAGCTGGAACTGGAGGCGTTGGCGGCGGCGGTGGTGCCGGGGACGGCGGCATGGATGGCGGCAAGGGTGAAGGAATGGCAGTATGGGTATGCACTGACGGTGTCTTCCACTTCGACTTCGCTCAGTGGCCAGATAGCTCCCTACTATCTGGTGGAGGATGATGCGGCGAAGCTGGTGAAGTATGTGGCGGTGGGTGAGGGTACGAGGCCGCTGAAGATAAAGGTGGCTAAGGAGGTGAGTGGTGAGTTGGCTCCTTTGAGCTCGGCTGAAAGGACGAGTCTGGATAGTTATATCAAGCAAATAAAGTTTGCGGGGACTGATCACCTGACGATAAGCGAGGATGCTGATCTGGTGAAAACAGAAGGCACGATATACTACAACGGGCAACTGGCGTTGGCGGATGTGAAAACGGCTGTTGAAACGGCGTTGAATGAGCATTTAAAGGGGATTTATTTTAGTGGGAAATTCAACATAAATGATTACCGCGATGCCTGCGAGGCGTTGGTGGATATTGTGAGTGATTTCCAGATAACGAGTGTGCAGATAAAGCCGGATGGTGGGAGTTATACGACAGTAACGCGGGAATATGAGAGTATTGCCGGATATTACCGACATGATGCGACTGATACGCTGGCGGTTGGACTTACATACGTTGCTCAATGATGAATTGCGAATTACGAATTACGATTGAGATGCTTCCTTCGTCAGCATGACAAAAAAGAAAAGAGGCCCTGAAACGAGTTCAGGGTGACAAAAAAGGATAAATGAATTACGATTGGGACATAAGGGATTGGGTGGAGAGGAATCTGCGGAGCTTCTTCAGGAGGGCGTTTGCGATTGCGTGGTTCTACGCGTTGCTGAAGCCTTTGGAGGATATGCATGCGGAATTCAAAAGCCAGAGTGATGAGATTGATTTCAACACGAAGTACAGCAGCCAGCAGATAGTGTTGGCTCATTTGCTGAATGACCTGTATGACCCGACGAACAGGCTGATAAGGGTGGAGACGGTGAGTGACGGGAAGATACAGCCGGTGTTTTATCAGCCGAGCGAGAATAAGCCTGTTTATTTCTACCAGCCGAGTGAGGGGAATCCGGTGTACTTCTGGCAGCCGGAGGAGATTTATGACGGGATTAACTTCCGGGTGATGGTGCCGACGGCGTTGAGTGCGGATGTGCCTAAGATAACGGCGAGGGTGAGGATGTATGCGTTGGCGGGGATGAGATGGGAGGTTGTGTTGTTTTAGTTACCACCCCTACCCCTCCTAAAATAAGAGGGGAGTAAAAAAGGATTAATGAATTACGATTATGAATAAAATAGATTTTGATTTAATTGGTGGACAGGGTATGAGTCTGAAGGACTGGAAGTATCTCCAGCAATCTATCCGCGACATGTTTATTAGCCTAACCATCTCAGATTATTATGGTGACAGCACAACAGGAATTATCTTAATGGGTTGCAGGGTTTCTGTTGGAGCTCAAACATCAGGATACGTTGCATATGGCGGGGAGATATATTATGTGCCTTCCCATTCGGGTGCATTTACGGTGCCGGTGTTGGTGCCACAGGGCGATGTGGTGGACACGGCATACAGCCCGGTGGGTTTTGCGGATAAAAGCAGCCACAATGTCCATTATAAACGGCAAATGGCATGGGAGGAGGAAGCCAGCCAGCCAGTGAAGCTGAAGGTGGCGGAAATGGCCGACTACGGTGATGTATTTCACACAGTGGAGACTGATCCGATAGCCGGATATGATGATTGGGTTGGGCCAGACTCTGGGATGCTCTCGGATGGATATGAGGGGCTAAAATTTAGAAAACGCGGAGCATTTCTTGAATTGCAGGGGGCCTGCCTGATGACGACATTTGCGTCAGCGAGTATTATCTTCAACTTGCCTCTATTGAGCGATGCGAAGATAAAATACCGCCCGGCATACAGGCAGCAGATCGTTGTGATTGGCGAGGATTCGAACAGTGATTTCCATGCGTTTAATTGCACGATTTATCAGAATGGTAATGTGGTGATAAACGAGACAACGGCACCGGCGGCGGGTGCTGTGAAGATACAGTTTAATCATAGGGTGAGGTTGTATTAACCACCCCTGCCCCTCCTTTGGAAGGAGGGGAGCTTTTACATATTGTAGCGGAATGACCCTTTGATAAGTGCAAGAGCTTTGATGTTTTTCAATAAAATATCGCGGCTCTGGTGGTGTTCGTTCTGGGAGACGAGGCAAACATGATCGGGGCCACGGTCTGATTTCTGGATGTATTTGACGGATATATACTCGTCATCGTTCATCTCTATGCCGCACAGATACATGTGGCCCCATAAGATACTATCATACTCGACGGGGACTTGTTTGTAAACTACCAGATCGCCGGATTTAAGGAGCGGATACATACTATCACCTTTGATGAACATGGCCCCATCGCAACGGGGGAGGTTGGGTATTTTCATGGTGTCAACCGGTTGGGAGTTTGCGTTGTCGGCAAACAGGCTGACCATGCCAGCGGTGGCTACTATATTATATAAAGGTAATAATTGCTCAGGGAGGTGTTTCTCGGATTTGCCGGAATATTTTTGAAAAGACTCTTTAACAACATTTAAAGCGGGTTGATTTTCCCGTTTTGATTCTGATCCTTCCAAAATGTAGTCATAAGTGACTCCGTATTTACTAACAATTTTTGTGAGAATATCAATCGTTGGATTTTGCCGACCAAGTTCTATTTGCGAGTAGTTACTCCTACTGCAATCAACGGATAAGGCAAATTCTTCCTGAGTCAGCTTATGTGACAAACGGATAGTTTTCAACCGTTCGTAAATAGTGTCAGAAAAATTTATTTCCCGTTTTTCTTGCATATTGTGTAAATATCAATCAATATTGTGCCGTTGTTTGGAACAAAGGAAGAAAAAAGAAATGAGAAAACAAGGTTGGAATCAACTACAAAAGGAAATGACACCAGAAATGAAGCAGATGGTGTCGAGCGAGATGGGATATTCTGTTAGATACATCAATATGGTGTTAAGCGACGAGCGGCAACACGAAGGAATTATTAAAGCCTGCGAAATATTGATTGATCTGATGCACTCTACAAAGAATCAATTTGAGGTGATGGTTTCAAGTGAAAGCCTGGTATCATGAGAGGGGTAAGAGGTATATACCAGGGCACAGTGCCGGTGATAAACAATTACCGCCGCCGGAAGGGGAAATGTTTCCCCGCGATAATAACAGGTTTCAGGGCCAAGGTAGATGTGGGTGGCCGATTTGTGACAGGGAAGCAACAATGGGATACTGAACGACTGGCCGCTATTGAGGTTGACAAAATTCTGATTACACACGGGCTGGCCCCGGTTAATATTCTAAAACCTATATCACTATGAGCGTAAACACGGGTCAAATCAAAATGTCCGTCTCAAAAATACGGGATGAGGACATGAGAGAAATCAAAAGTGTCATAAAAAGCTTCACCGCAGATGGCTATAGTGAGGAAAGATTACAAAAAGTTATAAGCCAGGCAAACCGGTATGAAAATATGAGACCCGTTACTGGTGGAAGTTGTGGAAGTAGGGCTAATAGAATCGTATTGGTTGCAGCAGAAGAGATGCTGAAACAAGTTCAGCAGGACGTAATACGTGTAGCCCATGTTTGAGCATTTCCAAAATACCTTGTGTGTGCAGGCTGCGATGATTATAGATCGCGGACTGGTGACTAAGAGTAATTATGACCAACTGATACACCGGGGCGATTTGAAAAAACTAAGAACAGGCGGCAACGGCAGGCAGGCGTTGGTGGAGTTTGACTCGATGCCGGAGCGGATAAAGACTAAGATCATCAACATGTGCGGCGACCCATACGAGAGGCCGACACATCAGCCGATTGCTACCGAGGGCGATGCCAAGGCGGTGAATTTCTACAGCGGCTATCTGCTGCCAAATGGCGACCATATTTCGGCACAGCGACAAAAGGAGTACAACGCCACTGCAAGGCTGTTTAATGCCATCGAGATTATCTGGACAAATTACAGAGCGGCAAGAGCCAAACACGGGGCCAGTGTGAAAGGTTTCTGGCCGATGATAGCCGAGAGGGCCGCTGTGACCAACGACGGCCAAAAGAAATTTACCAACTACCGCAGCCTGCAACGGGCTTATGAGAAATATATAGAGTGCGGCTATGCGGCCCTGGTGCATGGCGGCTATGGCAATGATAACAAACTGAAGGTGACGGCACAGTTGGAGCAACTACTGATGAGCATCTACACGATGCCAAACAAGCCCTTTGCACTGGATGTGCACGATCTGTACACGGAATTCATGAAGGGCAACATCGAGCTTTTTAACACAAAGACCGGCGAACTGTTCGACCCCAAGAGCTTTGTGGACGGGCACGGCAACCCGATAGAGATAACCCGCCAAACGGTGTGGAACTACCTGAACCAGCCCGACAACCGGAGCACGGTAGATAAGATGAGAAACGGGCAGTTCCAGTATCAAGGAATGCACCGCCCGCACCACAACCGCCGGAAGCCGCAATATGCTTTCAGCAAGGTGACGATGGACGATAGAGACCTGCCACGCAAGATGGATAACGGCCAGCGGGTGAAGGCCTACTATGTCTATGATGTTGCCAGTGGTGCGGTGGTCGGTGCTGCCTACAGCAAGAGCAAGGACGAGGAGTTGTTTCTTGATTGTATGCGGGACATGTTAGAACCATACACCGCGAGGGGTTGGGTATGCCGCTGGAGGTGGAGGTAGAAAACCATCTGGTGAACAAGTTCTTCGACGATCTGGCCCTGATGTTTCCGAATGTGAAAATATGCAACCCCGGCAACAGCCAGGAGAAACACGCCGAGCATTTTAATAAAGCCAAAAAGTACGAGGTAGAGAAGAAAAACCACAAGGGCATAGGGCGTTGGTGGGCACATGGCGAAGCATACCGCATAGACGTGATGAAGGCCGACGATGAGTACAAAGAGAAGCGATACAGCTACGAAACGCTGGTGGCCGACGACAAGGCCGATATAGCCCAATACAACAACAACAAGCACCGCAACGAGAAACGCTACGGCGGCAAAAGCCGCTGGCAAGTGTTGCTGGGCACCCAAAACCCGAAGGCCCCAACGGTGCCGATGGTACAGGTGACCAAGAGCATCGGCTACAAAGCCCGCACGAGCATACAGCGAAACCAGTATGTGACGCTTCGCGGCGACAAATACCAGATACCGGGCCCGGAAGTTATGGACAAGCTGGCCACCAACGACTACGGGGTAGATGCCTATTATCTGCCAAACAGCGAGGGTATAGTGCAGGAGTGCTACCTGTTTCAAAAGGATAAATACATCTGCCGCTGCACCCCGCTGGGAGCCTACAACACAGCGAAAGCCGAGTGGACGGCGGAAGATGCCGACACCTATACCGAGCAGGCCAAATTTGTCAGCGAGTTCGACGCCCGGAAGAAGCAGCAGGTGGGGGAATTGGCCAAAATTGGTATAATGAAGACAACCACCCCTTCCCCTCCTTGGGAAGGAGGGGAGTTGGAGCTTGCGGATATTATAGTGCCGGACACTTCGGCTTCGCTCAGTGACCGGGATGATGACGAGTATGTGCTGGTGGAAAACAACGACGATGTAAAAAAGAGGGCGTTAGCGAATTTATGAGCCACGAAAACGAAAACTACGACCCGAAGGAATGGGGCGGCGAACCGGAGGCCGGGAGCAGATACTTTCCAACCGACTTCGCTCAGGGGCCCGGTGTATGTGCCGAAAATGTCATACACCAGGAATACGCAGGTACCATAGAGGTGGATGGCCGCGAGTCGGACATTGTGCAGATATGGCTACACATAAAGCGACCAAACAAAAAAAAGGACGGGGTAGAACTGATACAAGTAGAGCGGGAAAACCTGCTCAGATTAATACACATCTTAACAAACCATTTATGATAACGGCAGAAGTAAAACAACAAATCACCGAGGGGCTGAAAACCCATCTGGGAAACTACAAGAGTGCCAGCAAAATGGCCATAGCTCTTGACATCAGCGGCAGCCAACTGAGCAGGGTCTTGGGCGGCGACAACGACCAGGTGCTGAGCGACGCCAAATGGATAAGCATTGCCCGAAGGCTGGAGATACACCTGGGAGCAGGAGAGGCATGGAAAACAGCACGGACAGAAGTGTTTGAATATGTGACCGGCCAACTTGGGGCCTGCCAGGACTGGAGTATTAGCGGAATATTGTGTGACGAAGCGGACACGGGCAAAACCCACGCTGGTATGCACTATGCACGGGAGCACAAGAATGCGGTGTACATAGATTGCAGCCAGGTGAAGAGCCGCCAAAATCTCATCCGTCTCATAGCTAAGGAGTTTGGGGTAGATAATTCGGGCACATATAAGGATGTCTACGAAACCCTTGTGTATTACCTCCGAAGCATCAAAACCCCATTGGTGGTGCTGGATGAGGCAGGAGACCTGGATTACCCCGCCTTTCTGGAAATTAAAGCACTTTGGAACGCTACAGAAAGACGATGTGGTTGGTTTATGATGGGAGCAGACGCTTTGAGGGTGAAGATAGAACGCAATAAAGATCATAAAAAAGTGGGATACGCCGAAATATTCCGTCGATTTGGTGGCCGCTTCCAGCGGGTAAGCCCTGAAGGTCGTGAGGCGTTGGAAGATTTCAACCGCAAGCAAGTGGCCCTGATAGCCGCAGCCAACGGAAGCAAAATTCCGGGGCAGGAGATGTTCCGGAGAACGGGTGGATCGCTAACGAGGATATTTATCGAGATAAAGAAAACGGCTTAGGGATTTACGAATTACGAGTTACGAATTACGATGGGACTAAAAGTAGATATAAAATCGGGAAGGAGCAACTTTTACGAGCTAAATGTAAGAGCGGCCATAAGGGAGTCAGTTCAATACGCCGAAGACCTGGCAGATGTACGCCGGGGCATTCAATACAAAATAGACTGCATGAGGAAAATGAGCACGGGTGCCGCCAGTGTATTCTACAAAGTTGAAGAGCTACCGGGCAAGGTTGAGGTGTGGCACTTGAATATACACGGAGAAAAAGACAGGCTAACGGCAGTGATTACTAATGATTGAGATGCTTCGTACCTCAGCATGACAAAAAGGAAAAACGATTGACGAATTACGGAGGATGCAAAAGACCATGACTGCTAAACAGTTGATACGGCAAAAGAAGAAGGTGTTCGGCTTCGAGGGGCAGTGGGCAGAGGTGTTCGGGCAGCCGGAGGTGGGCAAGCCCTGGATAGTGTATGGCGGGGTTGGGCAGGGCAAAACCACCTTTATGATGCAACTGGCCAAATACCTGTGCGGATTCGGGACGGTGCTGTATAACAGCATGGAAGAGGGCCACAGCGTCAGCATACAGAATGTGCTGGTGCAAGAGCGGATGGACGATATGGGCAACAAGATGCGGCTTATGTGCGGCGACCTGAGCGATATGCTCTTGGTGCTGGATGCCCCGCGAAGCCCGGCGTTTGTGATGGTAGATACGCTGCAATATGCCGACATGAGCTTTGCCGACTACAAGATGCTGAAGGAGCGGTACCCGGACAAGACATTTATCTACCTGAGCCACACCGACGGCAGATTGCCCGATGGCAAAACGGCTGTGAAGATATGGCGTGACTGCCGCATAAAGGTGCGGATAGAGGGCTACAAGGCTTTTGTGTGCAGCAGCTACAGCAGGGATGACAACAGCGAGTATGTGATATGGGAGGAAGGGGCGGGGAAGTATTATGGCACTACAACCACCCCTGCCCCTCCTTTGGAAGGAGGGGAGTTAAAGGGTGACAAAAAGAAATTGAGATGATAACAAGAGAAGATTTAGAAAAAGCGAAAGCCACCATAGAGCGGCTGGCCGGGCTCAGTGCCCAGGAGCATTTCGACGAGACCTACGATACGGGTGTCCGCTGGCTGGATAAGAGCCTGGGCAGTCTTAACAGTTGGAAGCAGCAGTTTATAACCAGCCCGGTGTTTTGGGCATGGTGGCGGCAGCAGTGGGATTTGCGAAACTACAGCATCTACAAAGAGCTTGGTTTGAAGGATATAGACAGCCTTACCCGCAACGAGCAGATAGGCTTGCAGGAGTTGATGAGCATCAAGCACCGGGCGTGTTTCGAGGTGCGGCCTGCCAGGGTGCTGATAGATAAGATTAGGAATGAAGGTACGAGTTGCAAACTCGCACCAGCAGGAGTGGTTGGTCACAAGACACAACCACAGGATAAACAAGGTGTAAACAAATTGCGATAAATCATGACTGAAGCAGAAACAAAACTAAAGGCCATAGAAAAGCGGTTGCAGGAGTATGGCGATGTCATCACCCAGGAAGAACTGGAGGCAAGCTGGAAGACAGTGAAGGAACTGACGGAGCAGATTGCAGCCGAACGCGAAAAGCGTTTTGTGCGGGCACTGAACGAGGAGATATGCTACCTGCCCAGCCACCGGAGAAATGAGGTGCATCCACTGTTTAATATCAATGTGGTATGATGGTGCTCGGCAGTGAATTGATTGGCAATTTGAAAAGCGATTGGGAAAATGTCGTTTCCCAATTAACCGGAAAACGGGTGCATATAATCTTCATAGAAGACGGTAAAAGTGAATCGGGGCCAGACATATTAAGCCTGCGGAACATGTATGACAACATAGAGGCAATATGCTTAGAGGATCACGGCCTGAGCGTTGGAGTCATACAATCTCGGCGGAGAAAACGTGAGTACATCAACTGCTGCAAAATGATAGTCGCGTGTATGCTCTATTACTGTCCGGTGACGCTGAAATTTATAGGAGATCAAATGGGCGGCAGAGATCATTCGACTATATTGACACAACGAGATGCTCATTATGATCACTTGGAAGTGGATGCACAGTATAGGAAACAGTATGAGCGATGCAAGGATAAGGTTAGGGTTTGGATGCTCGAAAACAGTCAATCAAGAGAATTAATTATAAAACAAGCAATATGACAAGACAGAAAACACCGGCATTAGATGCCCCACAAGACCTGACGGGTGTGGAAAAGGAAATGGCAATGTATGCCCAGGATCAGAGTGAGCTCACGAAAGTGCAGGCAGAGATGGATGCACAGATGGCCCAGATAAGGGCCGAGAATGCGGCCTATCTGCAAGAGCTCACAGACCGCATGGCCAAGAGCTACAAGCGGGTGCAGGCCTATTTCGAAACAAACAGGGGTTTGTTTGGCAAAAAGAAGAGCTACGAGATGACGCAGGGCACTGTTGGTTTCCGCACGGGAACACCCAAATGCACCCCATCGAAAGGGTTTACCTGGGCAGCCATTTTGAAACTGCTGAAGTTGAAAAACCAGGAGTATGTGAAAACCAAAGAGGAGGTGGCCAAAGACCTGCTGATTGCCAACCGCGAGAAACCGGAGGTGAAGGTGCTGTGCCTCGAAGTGGGTATAGACATCGTGCAGGATGAGACATTCTTCATTGATCTGAAAAGGGAAGAGGTTGATGCGATGTTGAATTGACACTTCGACTTCGCTCAGTGAACAAAATTGAAACCTATATATACATGCAAATAGGGGCCTATAGAATGAGGTGTTTCGCCAGCTACAGTTTGGATAACCTGGCAAATTCGGGAGGTGTGACGAGCCTGCCGTCTGAGAATGTAGCCAAACCTTTCTGGCCCCGTGAACGTCAAACCGGGGGCGGTGATTGTGCCGCCCCTTTTATTAGATGCTTCATACCGCAGCATGACAAAAAAGGGGTAGCATGACCAAAAATGAAGAAATTGTACACGCATCGTTGTTTGCAGGTTTTGGGGGATTTGATCTCGCAGCGGAGTGGGTTGGTTGGAAAAACCTGCTGCACTGCGAGTGGAATCCTTTTGCAAGGCGACTGCTTGAATATTACTGGTCAGAGGCTATAAGTTATGGAGACATTACCAAGACAGATTTCACTATTCACCGAGGGCAGGTTGATGTGCTCAGCGGCGGATTCCCCTGCCAGCCTTTCAGCGTTGCCGGACTCCGCAAAGGAGCGGAAGACGAACGCCACCTATGGCCAGAGATGCTTAGAGCAGTTCGGGAAATTCAGCCAGGCTGGGTTGTGGGCGAAAACGTTCGCGGCCTTGTTAGTTGGGACGGAGGCCTGGTATTCGAGCAGGTGCAGGCTCAGTTGGAGGCTGAAGGCTACGAAGTACAAGCGTTTATACTTCCAGCTTGTGGCGTCAACGCTCCGCACCGAAGGGAAAGGGTTTGGTTTGTTGCCCACGCCGAAATCAACCGAAATAGAGGAAAATTACCAGAACTGGAAAGCCAGAATGGTCAGGAGCGGCAATCCTAAAAACGTAGGGAAAACGACAACGAACTTAGGCACAATGGCAAAAAGTGGGATGTTGCCGACGCCAACATCCCAAGATGGGCAAAATTCAATGCTACCCATCAGCCAAAAGGGCCGCCACACAGTGATTGGTTTTCTTATGAGAACTGGACAGACTTCCCAACTGAATCCCCGATTTGTGGCGGAGATGATGGGTTTTCCGCCGGACTGGACGGAATTACCTTTTCTAAATGGCGAAACGAAAGTATCAAAGGATATGGCAACGCCGTAGTGCCGCAAGTGGTTTATGAGATATACAGGGTAATTGATAATATGATTAGAAATGCACAGTGTAACTGACCAGCAGATAAAGAGCATCCACATAAAGATGCCCGACATGGTGAAGAACGATGCCGACCTGAAGGGAGATATGATAGAGTGCTACACGGGCGATCCGAAAAAACGCAGCACCAAGGATTTGACCTTTGACCAGGCCAATGAACTGATAGTGCGGCTGGGCGGGCAGCGGTGGGCGTTCGAGGCCGAGCCGGGCGACCGTGACTATGCAAAGTTTGACAATGCCAACAAGCAACACCGGCTGCTGCTGAGCTATTGCCATCAGCTTAATTGGGTTGTTTCGGCTCCGCTCAACAAGCGGGGGATGTATGCCGATTTGGGCAGGCTGGGTAGCTGGCTGCGGAAATACGGCTACCTGAAGAAACCGCTGCACGAATATACGGCGGCGGAATTGCCCAAGCTGTGTACGCAGTTGGGGAAAGTTTTGACGGGGAAGAAATGAATTACGAATTACGATTGACGAATTACGATTTGATATGAATAAAGCAACATTGAGAGACATCAGGCGATTGGCGAATAAGCTTCCGGCGACATATACTGAGGTGGACGTTTACCGCAGGGTTATTGGCGAGGCATTATTAAATGGTGGTGTTTCGGTAACAAAGTATGATGTGCCCATCGAAGGGAAAAAAGAGTATGAGTTTAAAACAAAGATCAAGCAGCCGGTGAACAATTACCGGAGGTTGAAGAAGATATACGAGCGGGATGGCATAGAGAAGGTGCGGGAATATGTGAAAGAGGTTATTGATCTCCACCTGCGATCTACCAAAAGCCTGAACGGGATAAAACTGGAAAACGAATGACAGAGATAAAGATTGACAAAGATACGCTGCCTGCCGAAGGCCGCAAGCTGCGGTTTTCAAAAGGGCCGGGACACATGGACATTGGAGTGTTCGTGCTTCACGATCAATTATTTTGGGTTAATAGCCAGAGGTTCTATTCAGCATGGGATGTACATTTTTGGGAATACATAGATGAGAACAAATAACTACATCATAAAATACAAGGCACTGGACAGGGATGGCTGTGTGCTGAAGGAGGGCAAGATGCTGGTGAAACGGCGGGAGAGCTCTATTGCTGCACAGGTGGATTTGGAGAAATACCTGAACCGAAAGCTGTCGGGTTTTAAGCGGCTGGTGGTGATTGGGTGCGAGGTGGATAACCCTATGAGGAGCTTTTTTGATGGGGTGTTTAGCTAACG